CTGACGGACACGCCCACATTCGGTTGGGATTATTCCTACCAGCTGCCGGCCGATAACCTTCGCATCATCTCGGTCCATCCCTCCACAAGCGTTCACTCTAGTGTGCCTTATCGCATCGAGGGCCAAACCCTTTCAGCTGACGCGGAGAACATCTATCTCAAGTACATCGCCCGCATCACGGATCCGAACCAAATGCCGGCAACATTTCGACTGGCGCTTTCCAAGCTGCTGGCCAGCCGCCTGGCTGTAACCCTGGCCCAATCAACAACACTCTCAAAAGAGATGTATGAGCAGTTTACAGGCGAGGATATGCCTACGGCCAAGGGCGCAGATTCTGTCCAGGAATATGTCCAGATGCTGCCTGAAAGCCATTGGGTGGGCGTCAGAGACGGCTATCATGAATACCCTGAGCCGGGTGAGGTCTCCTCTTGACCACGCAAGTCCACCCCCTTCAAGAGAGCTTCAATGCCGGCGAGTTCGGCAAGCGCATGCATGCGCGGGTTCAATTCGACAAGTACCAGAATGCTGGCGCCACTTACCAAAACATCCTCCCCATCCCCCAAGGCGGCTGGGCCTCCCGGCCGGGCTTTCGCTATATCGTTAATGCGAAGTCATCCAGTGTCCGTCCTTGGCTCATCGGATTTTCCTACAGCACCACCCAATCATATATTTTGGAGCTCGGTAACCAGGCCATGCGGTTCTTCCGCAATCAATCTCAAATAGTCGCCCCTGACACCGACGCTGCAATCACCAACGGAACTTTTGCCAGCAACATTACAGGCTGGACGGATAACTCCAACAGTTCCGGATCCATCGCCCACGACGGCACCAATAACGATCTAAACCTGGTCTCCACCGGCACGGGTAACGAGGCCATCGCCACCCAGGCGGTGACCACATCCAACACCGGTACCATCCATGTGATTAGTTTTGAGGTGGTGGGAGACCCAGGTGATGAGATCACCGTCCGCGTTGGATCCGCGTCAGGGGGTGCGAGCAGCAACTACCTGGCTGATGCAAAGAAGCATACGGGCTATCACACCATCGAGTTCACCCCTGGCGCCAGTCCCTTCTATCTCTCCTTTGAAAACTCCACAGCCAAAACCATTTCCATCGATGACGTTGCTGTCATCGACAACGCGGCCGTGGAGATCCCAACCCCCTGGTCGGAAGCGCAGCTGCCGGAGCTCTCCTACGCCCAGTCCGCCGATGTCATGTATTTTGCGATCGGCGCCGATACTCGGCCGTACCGGCTTGAGCGCTTTGGTAACTCTAGCTGGTCGCTCGAATCTGTGCTCCTGCAGGACGGCCCCTGGCTTGCGAAGAATTCTACTTCTACGACGCTCAACATCAGCGCAGCATCGGGTTACGGGATCACCGTCACCGCAAGTGCTGTGACCGGGATCAATGACGACGCTGGGTTTAGAGCCACCGACGTGGGCCGGCTGATCCGTTGGGAGGATAGCAGCAACGATTGGACCTATCTGCAGATCACAGAATTCACGGACACCACTCACGTCAAGGCGGACATCCTGGGGCCCAATGCCAGCGGAACCGGGGCGACAACAGACTGGCGCCTTGGTAAATATAATGACGTGGACGGCTGGCCATCGGTCGTTGGTTTTGTCCAACAACGGCTCGGCTTTGCAGCTACAACCAAATACCCCCAGACCTTCTGGCTCAGTAAATCAGCTGACATCGAAAACTTCCAAGATGAGGATAAGGACGGGGACGTCCAAGATGACAGCGCCATCGACTTTCAATTTGCTGCTCTCCAAGTCAATACGATCAGATGGCTTGCATCTCGGAAGAAACCCATCATCGGAACCCAGGGCGGAAACTGGACATTGCGATCCGACGGCGCTGTCCTGACCCCCACAGATATCAGCGCGGACTTTGAAGTCTCCGGGGGCTGCGCCCGGGTCCAACCCCTCGAGGTCCGCAACCGTCTGGTCTTCGCCCAGGCCCAGGCGCGAAAGCTCCTGGAGTTTGCCGACGTCCTGCAGGACAACGGCGTCCAGGGGTTCGATAGTTTCGACCTTACCATCCTTAACGATCGCGTATTGACGGGCGGCACGACCCAGCTGGCGTATCAGCAGGAGCCAGATAGCATCATCTATGCCACCCGCAATGATGGGCAGATGCCAACACTGACCTATCAGCCAGAACAGAGTGTTATCGGCTGGTCCAGGCAGATCCATGGCGGGGCGTTCGAAGGTGGCGATGCTGTTATTGAGAGCGTTGCCACCATCCCCGGCCAAGATGGATCCGGTCAATTCAAAGATTCATCCGGGCGCAGCGAAGTCTGGGTAGCGGTGAAGCAGACCATTAACGGGTCCACCGTCCGGCATATTGAATGCATGGAGAAGTTGTTCAATGCGGATGAGGACCTCCAGGAGGAGGCCTTCTATGTGGACAGCGGATCCACCCTGGATGATCCCAAAACCATCACCGGTATCACCAAAGCCAAGCCCGCGGTGGTCACTGCCACCGGCCACGGATTTTCTGATGGCGACCTGGTGAGGATTGTCCGCACCAAAGGGATGACCGAGGTAAACGGCAACACCTATAAAATTGCCGAGGTGGCCACCAACACGATGGAGCTATCCAACATCGATGGCAAATCCATCACTGCCGCCACCAAGGCCAACCCCGGCCAGCTTACGATCCCCACCCATGGCTTCTCCACGAATGATGAGATCCATATACACAGCGTGAGCGGGATGACCCAGCTAAACGGGAACGGCTACACGGTTACAGTAGTTGACGCCAACAACATCACCATCGGTGTGAATACCTCGAGCTATGGCACTTATGTGTCAGGTGGCACAGCCCACGCGGTTATCGATAGTTCTGCCTACACCACCTACGCATCAGGTGGCGAGGTGAGAAAGAAAGTGACCACCATCACAGGCCTTAGCCATCTCGAGGGAGCAACCGTGCAGATCTTTGCCGATGGGGCAGTGCAAAATACCAAGACCGTGAGCTCCGGATCCATCACCCTGGATGATGCGGCATCAGTGGTCCATGTGGGCCTCTCCTATGAACGGCGCTTCAAGAGCCTTAAATTGGCCTACGGAGCCCAATCAGGATCAGCGGTGGGTCAGGAGAAGAACGTGGGAGATGTCATCCTGGTGCTCCTGGAGACCGCTGAAGGCGCCCTCAGCCTGGCCACAGAAGAAGACGGGACAGAAGGATCATTCACAGAGCTTGATCTGAGAGACGCCACAGAGGTCGGAGACAACCCGGTACCATTCTTTACTGGTGAGAAACCATTGGGTGTGTCGGCCGGCCACGATGAGGACATCCGTATTATTGTGAAAGGCACCGCGCCTGTCCCCTCAACGGTGCTCGGAATCAGCCCGGAGTTGGATGTCTCGGGATGATCATCGAGCTTTTCCAGCGTGAGCATTTAGATGAGCTCACGTTGGGAGACACTGTTGCTGATCTGATCGAGAAGGCAAATTTTTACGCCATATCGGAAAAGCTCAATTGGCGGGATATGGCGGTCACGGTCATGGATGACGAGGGTATCGTGATGGCCATCGTTGCCATGGCTGATGTGATCTATAAGCCCGGCCGCAAGGCCCGGTATGTATCTTTTATTTTATCCAAAGAGGCCAAGCAGCGGCCTGTTTGGCTCACCCGGTCCGTCATGCGCGGGCTGGACTTTTTACATTACCACCAGGGTGTAGAGCTCGTGGCAGCTGAGGCTGTCGAGAAGACACCCCGACGATGGCTCGAGCGTATGGGCTTCATCGAAGAGAACGGAGTATATTTTCATGGTATCAGCGGTATTAACGAGCATGGGCGTCGCAAAGGGAACAGCGGCGACAATCGGGAGCATCGTGTCCGGCATCGGGACCCTGACCAGCGTCATGGGCGCCATCTCGGGCGGCAAGGCGGAAAACCAAAGAGCACAGTACGAAGCCCAGGCGCGAGCCAATGAGGCCCAGAGAGAACGTGAGCTCGGGGAGCTCCGGGCCGGGCGAAAGCGCGATGAGGCGGAGCGCCTCGCTGCCACCCAGCGGGCCAGGATGGCTGGCGGTGGCGGCAACATTGCCCAGGGATCTGCACTGCTGGCCCAGGAGGACCTGGCAGAGGAGGGCGAATTTAACGCCCTGCTTTTAGAGTCCGATGCGGATGCCAAGGTGAGTAGCCTCATGGCAGAGCGTGAACTCTCCCTGGCAGCTGGCAGGGACGCCATGCGGTCCTCGGTGTTCCGCGGTGGATCCACGCTTCTTAAATCAGCGGCGAAGTTTGGCTGATGGCTAAGATCCCAACAGCCGCGGATATCGCCCAGGTCACACCTGGCAGTCTCCCCCGCATCAACGTCCCCACCGGCGCATTTGGTGAACGGACCGCCCAGGCCATGGAGAAGTTGGGCGGCACCATCACCGATATTGGCCTCGACATGAAAAAGCGGGCCGACGAGGCGGACGCCAAAGACCTGGATGCTCAGTTCGATGCGCGGCTGCGCTTGATCGAGTTCGGCGATGGGACGGATCAAAACCCCGGCTATTATTCCAGGCTCGGCAAAAGCGCCATTGATCAGCATGACGCTTCGAAGACCGCCATCGATCAGGCCCTGGAAGAAATCAAGGGTAAGGCAGGGTCAGCCGCCTCCCGACGTTTGTTTGAAAAGTCCGCGGCCGCGCGGATGAAATCAACGCTTAATAAAATGAGCTCTCATCGAGCCACACAGTTTGGTGAATATGAAAAAGGCGCGTCCATCGCCCGGCAATCTTCCGCGGTTGAGAGCGCCATCGCCAACTCCCAAAACGAGGTCGAGTACAAAAAGCATATGGGTGTGGTCCGCAAAGAAGCACATGACCGAGCCAGAAAGCAATTTGGCAATGACCCAGAGATCATCAAACGCGAAGTCAACCGAGCCGCGTCTGAAGCCAACGTGAAAATTATCAATGATCTCATGGACCGACCTCAAGGCGCCGCCCTGGCCGAGAAGTTTTTCAAAGACAATATCGGTGCTTTTGATCCATCGGTGCGCCAGGACCTTGCCAACAAGATCAGAACATTGGGCCGGCTGGAGAAGGCACAGACGTTTGCAGACAATTACTTTGGCGACCCATCCAACCCATTAACCTACCGTGACATAACGAAACCAGAAGAACTAGCAAAGGCAATAGGGAAAGCACGAAAACAGTTCAGCGGCGAAGATGAGAAAGCAGTTGTTGCTGAACTGAAAACTCGGGCAGCAACCGCCTTTACCATCAAAGCGCGGAAGGACCAGGACCTCCGATTGTCGGCCATCCAAAAAGGAGAAAAAGGTCAATGGAGTTCGATCACCGCTGAAGAAAAAGCTGCAATGATGGCTACACCTGGCGGTTTAAGTTTTTTCCAACAGGGACCCCAGTTACAGGCGGCGCGGGCAGCGGGACGTTTAGATCTTCCAGATACAGCCTTTGTTGGCAAACTGACAAAAATGAATGACTCCGAGCTTGCGAGTATTGACCTGACATCAGCAGAGAACGTCAAAAAGCTGGGTAAAGAGCATAAGTATTGGACCACGCAACAGAGAGCAGCGCGACAGCGAGTGGAAGCTGGCTCAGACGTTGGGCGTACGCCCACCCAGATCCGCGCCGCCGCTGCCAAGGGCCTGGGTGACAAGAACGCGGCTACGTTTGGAGCGCGGTTTGATGAAGAGCTTGAGGCGTTAACAGCGGGAAAACCCAAGGGCTACAAACCCCCATCCACTGAGGTGCAGAAGATTGCCGATCGACTGACCCTGCAAATGCGGAAAGAAATGGCTTGGTACCAGTTAGACGAAGACGGCACGATGTTCAAGCTGACGCGGGCGCAAGGCAAAGAATATGCCGTGGATGATGTGGAAGAGAACTATGACAACCTGGCTCGCATCTACGGCATTAAGATTGAAAGTGCCAAAAACTTGCTTGCTCAACTTAAAAAGATCGGGAAACCCGCAACACTCGCGAACATAAAAAATGCGGTCGAAGCCGCACGGAGGAACAGCCAATAATGGCAGACTTAGATTTCTCCCTCATCACAGCGGACGACATTGACGAAGAAGAAAAGAGGCAACAGCAACAGGCTGGCCCCTTGCCGGCCGTGGGTGGCGGAATATCCGGAAAATCAGATCTGGATTTTAGCAAGGTCACTGCCGATGACCTGGAGAAAGAAGAGAAAAAAGTCATCCAGCTGCATACCAATGTGAACCCGGCCGATGACCGTAAAGCGGACACCGCGGCCCGGAAGCTGGGTGTGCCCAAGCGTGTGGTCGAGAGCGATATTAGTGAAGCACTCAAGACCATCACGGCAGAAGATCTGGACGAAAAGACAAAGGACAGCCCGCGCACCCGTGCTGAGGTCCTGGACAGTAATGTGGGCCCGGCAATTCAGGATGATGTTGATTCATTTAAATTGCTAGAGACTTTGGCCAATCGCGGACGTGAATTAAGCGCAGCAGCGGTGCGTGATTTTGGCGGTCTAACGCTCAAAGGTTTTGCGGCTCTCAACGATGTCTCTGCCCGGGGTATTACAAATGCTTTGCGGACGATCAATCTGGGCCCTGTTGCTGACGCCCTAGAAAAGCCCGTCTTGCCATGGTGGGCGAACCCCAGCGGTGTGTTGCGTGAGCCCGGGCGTGAATTAACCGAGATCGGCAATATTATTGACAGCACAGAAAAGACCGTAGCGGCTGACATCACCCGCGGCGTTGGTCAGCTGGCAGGTCAGGTCACTGCCCACATCCTCACAGGGGGCGCCGCATCATTGCCCACCCTGCTGGCCCAGGGCGCTGGGGTTATGAGTGACAAGCTCAAAGATACAGAGGTCAAAGGCCCTGTCGGCGAAGCGTTGGGTGAACAGGCCGCAAAAGACACGGCAATCGTTACCGGTGCGGTAATTACAGGCCTCACAGAAAAATACGGCCTTGATCGTCTTCTTAATCGTGTACCACCCAAGATTAAAAACGGGGTCTTGAGATTTTTAACTGATGTTGCAGTCGCCGGCGGTACGGAAGCGGCCCAGGAAGTTGTCGAGGGTATACTCCATGACATGACCATTCTCGCTGTGGTCAACCCGGAAGCGGAGGTATTTAAGGGGCTAGAACGTGAGGCTATTGCAGCTGGCGGCGCCGGTGCGATTTTCAGGGGGTTGTTAAACGCCGCGGTTAAAGGACGGCGGGTTATGAGCGAGCGCCAGCAAGTGCGCCGGGCAGAAGAGCATCGAGAGCGCCTCCTTCAGGTGTTAGAGACCACAGATTCCTCAACCGTCGCAGCTGAGAGCCCGGAACTATTCCAGGAAGTTCTCGACCGCATTGTAACAGACACGGACCTGGAGACGGTCAGGGTCAATGCCGGCGGCTTACACGCCATGTTTGAGGCAGCTGACGATCCCGTCCAAGCAATACAATTCCTGGAAGAGGCTGGGATTTCTCGAGAAGAGATCACAGAAGCGGTGCGGCTTGGATTAGACGTCCCGATCCCCATCAACAAATTTATTAATGGCGTAAAAGAAGCGGAGTTCCGAGAGCTCGTTCTGATGAACGTCCGTGATGGCATTGACGCACCCACCATGGCCGAGGCCCAAGTAATGCAGGTTGAGGCGCAGCAGGAAACGGACGACATTATCGAAAGCATTCGCCAAGGCCTTCCTGAAGATAGCTACATGGAGGCCGAGGAAATTGGTAATGCTATTACCGAACAGATTATGGCGACCGGCATGTATCGTGCCGAGGGCGCAAGAAAGATTGGCGATTTGTTTACAGCCTTGCTGCAAACCGCGTCTGAAGCAGAGGGCCGAGAGGCCATCGACTTATTCAGGGAGATGGGCGTCAACATCCGTCGCATCCCGTTTGCCCAACGAGGCCAGCCTGTGTCGGTAGGTGAAGAGGCCCGGGCT